CAGGTCAACAACCTGACGCTGCTGGTGCGCGCCGAGCCGACGACCTACGTCGCCGCGGCCTAACCCGCCGCGCGCGTCAGCCGGCGCAGACCGGCTCGCGAACCCGGGGCCCGCGCGATGCGGGCCTCGTCCCTTTCCCCTCTGAGAGAGCTCCCCATGCAGCACACCTTCATCAGCAGGCTGTCGCGGTTGCCTTTCTCAGAGGCCAGGCCCCGCTTCGGCGGGGCCCTTTTTCTCTGAGAAGGAAACCCACCATGTCCACGAAAGCCGCGCCCGCCAAGGCGAAGATCGACCTCTACCCGACCGAGCCCATCAAGTTCTGGGCGCCGGTGGAGATCCCCACCGCCAAGGGCGATCTGCTGATCATCAGCATGCGCTTCCTGCACCGCACGCGCGAGGAGCAGGCCAAGCTGGCCGAGCAGCGCATCGACCGCGCCCGCGCCCGCTTCGAAGAGTCGCGGAAGGCGGCAGCCGAGAAGGCGGCCCGCGATGCCGAGGCCGTCGAAGCGGCCAAGGCCAGCGGCGTCGACGTGCCGGCTCAGTTCCCCGAAACGCCGAAGTTCGTCGAGCAGGTGCAGGCCGAGATGGAAGAGAGCGTCGAGGGCGTGCTCGAGATCGCCGACGAATGGAACGTCGACGGCTTCGAGTTCGGCGCCAAGAACCTGCAGCAGCTGTTCAACCTGCACGGCGCCGCGGCCGGCAAGATCACGACCACCTACCGCGACGCGCTCGCACAGGGCCGCCTGGGAAACTGATCGAGGTCGCGGAGCGGCTGTACCAGCGATTGCCGACCCTTGACCAGGCCAAGGGACTCGGCATCCCGCTGTCGGCATACGCCGCGCAGCCGCCGGTCGTCGTCTGGCCGGAGAACCGCCAGGCCGTCGAGGTGTTCCAGGCGATGAGCACGCAGTGGGTGTGCGCGCCGATGGGCGGCTTCTACGCCCTGAACTACGGCTCGCTCCCGGTCGTCTGGGACGCGCTCGAAGTGCCGGCTTCTGACCGCGGCCGCCTGCTGAACGAGCTGCGCTGGCTCGAAAGGGCCGCGCTGTCTGCGATGGAAGAAAAGAAGGACTGACACATGGCAGACACTGGCGGTTCAGGCGACGTAGTCGGCAAGAGCATCCTCGAGGTCGGCGCCGACGGCTCCAACTTCGATGCCGCGATCGCCGGCATGACGCGCAAGGCCGAGGGCTTCGAGCGCGCGGCAGTGGACTCTGCCAGCAAGGCTGACGCGGCAATCTCCGGCATCGGCAAGGGTGGGGCGGCCGGCGCGCAGCAGATCGACCGCGCCACCCGCAACATCATCAGCAGCATCGAGCGCACGATCGCGGCCTTCCAGGGCGGCGAGCGGGGCACCGCGAAGTTCTTCGAATCGCTCGGCAACCAGCGGGGCGCCAAAGCCGACGTGCTGCGGCCCTACCTGGACCAGCTGCGCGCCGTGGAGGCCACGCAGGACGAGGTCGCGCGCAGCCTGGCCGCCAAGACCGCGCAGGAGCGCGCCGCCGCCGCGGCCACCGCCGAGCTGACGCGCGCGCAGGCCCAGCAGCAGCAGGCGCAGCAGTCGTTCCTGGCGTCGCTGCGCGAGCAGATCGCGCTCACCGGCAAGTCGGCCGACGAGCAACTGCGGGTGCGTGCTGCGCAACTCGGCGTCGGTGGCGCCGCGTCGCCGCTGATCCTGCAACTCCAGAACCAGCGCGCCGCGCAGGAGGCGGCCGCCAAGGCGGCGCGCGACGAGGCCGACGCGCAGCGCCAGGCTGCCTCGGCAAAGAAGAGCGCCGAGGCCGCCGGCGCCGCCTTCATCAACCAGCTGCGCGAGCAGGTCCTGCTGCAGGACAAGTCGCAGGCCGACGTGCTGCGCGTGCGCGCCGACCGGCTGGGCGTCGGCCCGGAGGCCGAGAAGCTGATCGCTCAGCTGCGCGGCATCAGCGGCGCCACAAGTGACGCCCGGGTCGAGGCCAACCTGGCCAAGAACGCGTTTCGCCAGCTGCCGGCCCAGTTCACCGACATCTTCACGTCGCTGCAAGGCGGGCAGAACCCGTTCACGGTGCTGATCCAGCAGGGCGGGCAGATCAAGGACTCGTTCGGCGGCATCGGGCCTGCGTTCCGTGGCCTGTTGACCTTCATCGGCCCGACGGCGCTGGCCATCGGTGGTGTCGGTGCCGCGCTCGGCGTGGTGGCGGTTGCTGCGCACAAGGGCAGCGAGGAACTGTTGGCCTACGAGCGCGCGCTGATCCTCTCCGGCAACGCCGCTGGCGCCACCGCCGGCCAGCTCAACGCGCAGGCCAAGGCCATCAGCGCCAGCGTGGGCACGCAGGGCAAGGCGGCCGAGGTGCTCACGGCGCTGGCTGCCGGCGGCAACATCGGCTCGGCCGCGCTCGGCAAGATGGCCGAAGCCGCGATCCGCCTGGAGCGCGCCGGAGGTCCGGCTGTCGAGAAGACGGTCGACGCCTTCAACGAACTGGCCAAGAGCCCACTGCAGGCGACCCTCAAGCTCAACGAGGGCACCAACTTCCTTACCCGCACGCTGTACGACCAGATCAAGGCGCTGGAGGATCAGGGACGCACCGCCGAAGCGGCGCGGGTCGCTCAAGAGGCATTCGCGAACGCGAGCCTGAGCATGGCCGAAAAGCTGGAGACCAAACTGGGATCTTTGCAGCGCGCCTGGCGCGGGGTCGCAGACTTCGCCAAGGGCGCCTGGGACGCGATGCTGAACGTCGGCCGGCCCGACACGCTGGAAGAGACGATCGAGAAGGCCGAGAAGGCCCTGTCTCGGCTCGACAAGGCGCCGCGCCGCGGAGGCACGCGCGCCGAGGTGGTGGCAGCAGGCGGCGCTGGCCCTGTTCGGGACGACCTCTCCGGGCAGGTCGACTCGATGAAGGAAATGCTTCGCTTGCAGAGCCGTGCCGCGACGCTCGATGGCGAGCGCGCAGCACAAGGTAAGGCCCAGGCCGCAGCCGGCAAGCTGATCGAAGACAGCCTGACGCGGCAGCAGAAGCTGACCACCGAGCTGGCCAAGGCAGAACAGACCCTGCGCGCTGCTGGCAAGCTCGACCAGCTGCCGGCCGTGCAAGCCGCGATCCGCAAGCGCTTCGAGGAGCCGGCAGCCAAGCGCGACGCGTTCGGACCGATGCTGCGCGACATCGAGGACCTGATCCGCGCCAACGAGCAGCGCGTCGCCGGCGGCCGCGAGCTCAGCAAGGCCGAAGAGCTGGAGATCTCGCTCAACAACAAGCTGGCCGACAGCCTGAAGTCCCTGACCACCTCGCAGCAGACCGTGCTGCGCGCCGCCATCGATCGCGCCGTCGCATCGCAGCGCACGCGCGACGCGCAGGTCGAAGAGCAGAAGGCGTCCGAGGTGGCGCTGAAGGCCATCGAGAAGGAAGCCGCCGCCCGGGCCGCGGCGCGCAAGAAGGAAGACGACGGCATCGACGACTTCATCCAGAAGCAGCGCGAGGCGGCGAATGCGCAGGTCAAGTCGATCAACGACCGCACCGCCGGGCTGCTTGCCGAAGGCCAGGCGCTCGCGCTGTCGCGCGCACAGAACATCGACCTGGCCGCGGCGATCGAGCTCGTGGCCATCGCGCGCCTGCAGGATCGGCTGGGCCGGCTGGAGCCGGGGTCGGATGCGTACAAGGACGTCGAGCGCGAGATCGCGGCCCGCAAGGAACTCGCGCAGGCGCTCGACCAGACCGCGGCCCGCAAGAGCCTCGACGAGTTCCTCGACCCGGACAAGGCCAAGAGCTTTGGCGACGCACTGACCGATGCCTTCGACGGCGCCGGCAACGCGCTGGTTCGCCTGAGCAACATCTTCAGCGACTACGCGCAGAAGCAGACCCAACTGCAGAAGCGCATGGATGAGTCCAAGCGGATCGTAGACCCCGCCGAACGCCTGGAGTACCAGAACAAGCTGATCAAGCAGCAGGGCGACCTACAGATCGACACCTACGCCCAGATGGCCGGCGCTGCGAAGGGGTTCTTCAACGAGAACTCGCGCGGCTACAAAGCGCTGCACGCAGCCGAACAGGCGTTCCGTGCATTCCAACTTGCGAGCGATCTGGTCAAGGGCGTCAGCGCCGCAGCGGTTGCGATTGCTCGGCAAGGGACTGGCGGCGATGTCTACACGGCGATCCCTCGCATGGCGGCAATGGCCGCCGCGATGGCGGCACTCGGCTTCGCCACCGGCTTTTTCGGCAAGAGCGGCGGCGGGGCCAACGCCACGGCCGAGCAGCGCCAGGCCGGCGCAGCCACCGGGCGCGTCATCACCGCCGACCAGCTGGACACGAACAGCGTCACGCTGGTGCTGGGCACCGTGCTCGGCG